TCAAAACATTTTCGACCTTGGCATTTTTAGCGACTTTCGGGTTGCTCAATGGATCTGAGAATAAAGCCCCTTTTACGTCAAAATCAGCGCGAGCGATTCGCATCAATTCGGCTTTACTCAACTGTAAATAGGTATCTAATTTAGATAGTTTAGTTTTCATTAACATCGTGGTATTCCTTTCGTTTGGTTTGATACGTTTGGTTTGGTGCGCTCTATGCGCTATAAAAAACTTTGTCTAGCCCGTATTGCTTGGCAACAACAGGTAGTAAAGGACAAATTGATAATTTAGCCTCATCATCAAAATTTCGGGCTGTTGTCTGGGAAACTACGGTTAATAAAACGTAACCTTCTAGATCCAAAATATAATAAGTATGTTTTTGCATTATTTAATTCCTTTCGTTTAGTTTTATACTTTTTGGTTTACTGGTAGACACTAGCTAAGAATGTCTACTAGTAAACACTGAACTAGTCCGGTGTGAACTAGTCCACTGTTTGCTGTTATTTAGGGTATCGTTTGGCCTTGCGAATAGCGTTTTTAGATTGTTTGGGTATCACTTCGTAAACGCTTTTAAGTCCGAATCTACGGCCCTCGCTCCAATCTTCTACTTTACCCTTTACGACTGCTAATACATGCCCGTTAATTTGGGCCATATAGCGTTTCTTAGGATCACAATATTGGGCTAATGAGGCCACGGTTTTAGCTGGCATGGTAACCCGTTTAAGCTCAAAGCCTAGTGCCTTAATAACCGCGTGATACATTACAGGATATGTACCCTTGCGATTAACGCGTCCGGCATCTTTCATTAACGCGTGGGCTTTTTTGTATGGGATATCGCAAGTTATCGCCACGGCCTTAACTGTACAGTCATTCGTTTCGCGGTATGAATCGCTTACTATTTCACTACTTTTAAAGTTGATCATATTTTTTACTCTTTCGTTTGATTTGATTTAAAACAGCTTAATTCAATACTCTAATCTATTCGGTTGCCCTTTCGATTTGAGCATTGTCTCTAAAATGTCTCAATGCGCTCTATGCTAGTCTATTCGGTTGCCCTTTCGATTTGCGATAACAGCGCGGTGACTCAATGCGTTTCGTTATGCCTATATGCCCGCGCATTAAGGTATCCGGTTAACTGAGTCGGTAGAACGAAAACATTGTTAAAGAGCAAAAGCCCTCAACGCATTAGATCATCTACTTTAGTTAATCGCGGGTTATCGTTTCGATCCTATCAACTAGCACGGGCTAGTAGGTAAAGCGTATCGAGCCACAACCCGTTTTCACGGTGCGTCTGCCAGATGATCCAAATTGTTAAAGAGCGGCCAAAACACGTTGCCGCGTTGTTGGGGTTTTAAGTCTAAAACATGAGTAAACCATTGTCTAGTGGTCTACTGAACAAAAAACAGCGGTGCGCGTCTTAACGCGTCCACCAAAAATACCCGATACGTCCAGCCCGTATGGGCTAGAGTCCGGTTTATACGGTTAAAATGAGGGTAAAATTAAATACAAAGAATCTATAATAAACTCTGTTTACAGTCATAAGCCCACGGTATACGGTGCGTTTAGCCCATTGTCGCGGTGACTGTCTGTTAAATGTCTGTTTATCTACTCAATCGGGCACAATTCCGGCCCTTTCGTTTTCGCTCAGATCTGAACTAAATTTGCTGTCGGCTCTCAGCGTTTGCCGGGGGTGGCGGGGGGTGGCTGCGTCTCGCGCGGGGGGATATATGCCTATATGAATCTTCCCGTATTTTTGAAAGCACCTTACCTCCCCACGCCTCGCTGACGCCTCGTTTCCCCTACCCTATGTCACGCGTTGGGTAACTTCTGAACGAGTCCCATCGGCTCTCCTGCGGCCTCTGATGGACACTACATTGCCACCTAGTTCCCTGCCCTTAAAGCCGCCTTGTGCCATACCCATAAAGTCCTCTATCTCCTGCTCCCACCGATCATCCAACACGCCCTGCCTAGCTTCATCGACAGACTGACCCATCGTCTTCTGCCAGTAGGCTACGGCTCCTGCTAAAGCGTCTACCCTATCGTCATGCTTTAAGCATCCACGGTCACGGGTGATGTGGGTTAGCTGGTACATAAGGGAGTACACATGGTCATGGTTCTTAACGTCAGACCTGATTAACGACTCATCCATAACTAGACGATGTTGCGTCATGACAGGCTCAAGGGTATCGATGATACGACCTTCCTTGTGACCTTTAGCCCACTCAGATTCCTGTACTGTACAACCACCGGGCCATACCTTTTGAAGGATAGGGCCGAATGATGTAACCCACAGTCCCTGTCCGTAGTTAGGTTCTACCTCTACCACGTTAACCGAGAAGCGTTTAGCATCTATCGCTATCTGCTGCATGGCCTCTGCGGGGTCACCTTTGAATCCACCTACATGGAGGACATACATGATGCCGTTAAGAGTCGCTACGATAGCCCATGCTGTTTCATCCTTACCACGACCAGCGGGGTCAACGAACAGCACCGTACCGTCATAAGGTTCCCACTCAGTGTCGGTGAATAGTGGACGAAGGAAGTGGTCACCAGAGAACCCTAGGTTGCTAATGTCACGGATCTGGTTCTTCTTGTCACTGTCTCTTCCCCACTGCACCTGTAACGGGGCCTTAACGGGGTTGGTAGAGAACACAACTAAGTCGAACTGTCTCAGTGGGTAACGCTCAGCATCTGACAGACTAGTATCAAGCATGTACTGTAGGGCATAGGTAGCCCTGCCTTTAGATTCAATGGACACCATCTCGTCATGACCAAACCGTGTGTCTGTCACACCGCCATACTCAAGTAGACCTTGGTCATGCTTACGCCTTAGATAGGGAGCCAGTATGTTTACATCTTCCCCGGTCTCTTCATCTCGTAGGATGTAGTTCTTCAGCTTGTCCTGTACGGGATAACGTACAGGTATAGTGAATGTCCTAAACTGCATGGACTTAACGAGTACGTTGTAGATAGATTCTTCCGTCTGCGGTGTACCGAGTAAGATGATGTCACCCTTACCATGCTCTGTCTTAGTGATAGGCACGAAGTCTGACTGTACGACCCTGACGATTCTCTGTCGGGCCTCTTCAGTTAGGGAGTTCTTTTCTACCTCTATGTCATCTGCGATCAATAAGGTCGCACGACTACCCGTGATCTGTGAGGTTATACCCCTAGCAGCCACAGAATAGCTTTGACTTAGCGAACTATTTGCCACATCAAACTGGTCAGCCTGATCTCTTCTCGCTGCGCCTTTCTCACGAGGCCCGTCTATAAGCCATTGGAGGATAGGCATCGATGCAATAATGCCTTTAGTCTGCGATACGAATTCCTTTGCCTTTGAACCAGCGGCTGATACTACCAGGATTTTTTCATCCCTAGGGTTACGCTTCAATCGCCATATAGCGAAGGCTGACGTTATGTAAGACTTACCAGCACCCCGGAAACATCGGACGATATCCTCACGGGGGTTATCAAATAGGGAGACAAGCTTATGTTTATCTAACTCTTCTGCCTCTGCCGTGTCATAACCATACTGTAGTCGGTGGGCTATCTCATACTGTGCCTCTGTAGGGGCAGGTAGTCCTAGGTGATGCCAAGCAATGGCAAGGAAGTTACGGAATTCCTCAAACGAGGGCCACAGTTCTTCGGGGAAGCTGGCCTCCCAGTGGGGCCTTCCATCAATCATAAGGGGTTGGAGCATATGCTTACCTTAATGACGGGGCGCAAGGCCCCATCTTTTAGTTTGACGCCTTGATAGGCATTACGTTGGTGTACTTCTTCAAGGTATCGGACAGGTTGTTGTCTGTCTTCGTTACCATTTCCTCTGGTGGGAACTGCTTGAGAAAGTTAACGGCTGCATTCAGTGTGCTGGCAGGGGCATCGACACGTTCACCAGACCTAGGGTCTACCTCACCGTTAGCCACCCGGTCACACAGGGATATAATTAGCAGACCTTTAAGATCTGCACTGGTCTTCTTCTTCATTTGGTAAGTCCTTTAGATTTCTCGAATGACCGTAGGCCACCAAGGCCCAATAAACTCATTACGAGTGTTGTTAGTTCAGCGGATGCGATAGCAGGAAGTTCTGCTGGTAAATCGATGTATGCGTTGATGAGTCCAGCAAATGGCAGGATTAGGAACTGGTAACCAAGACCAATTGCACATACCCAGCCTATTGCAGGTCGCCAACCAGCCACGAACACAGACGAATGTTTAGCACTTTCGATGTTAGCCATTGCCTGTAGAACGTGGGGTTTCTGTAATGCTTCTGTCATCTTGAGTCGAGCATTAGCCCTCTCTTCGTCTGACGTAAACAAATCATCAAGGCCATCCATCACACTTCCAGCAATCCCCGCAAGAGGATTGATAGACATAATGTTTCCTTGTTAAGAGCCTAACCATTTGGATAGGACTGATGAACCGACACCACCTAGACCGATAGATAGCAACATAGCACCAGCAAGGAATCCCTTGCCTTTGACTAGCTGTTTTTCTAGGTCATTTACCCGTTTGGATAGGATGACGGTTGTATTATTTAGCGACTCGACCTGTGCGCCTAAGTTCTCTACTAGAGTAACGAAGCGTCCCGCGTCATAGTCCGACATGTTAGACATGATGTTACCCTTTAATGTATACAGCGATTCCAAATAGAAGACCCATAGCTATAATCATGAAGATGCCTACGTTGATTCCTAGCTCTATGTCTTTCTGTAACTTTGCGTTTCTTCTGATACGCTCATTGACTTTTTCTTGCGCTTCTTCTCTGCGTTGCCTGTGCCACTCAGCCTCAAATTTTACGAAGTCACTCCACCCATTGAGTCTGGATTTTTTTAGGTGATGCTCTAGCTGTTCACGCTGAATTCGTTGCTGCTCGGCATATTGGAAGCATTCTAATGCTGTGCCACGGCTGCTGGCATCTCCAGCTTTCTCTTTTACTTTCTGTGTAGCTGATAGGTAGTCATTCAGTTGAGTACCTAATTGGTATAGCTGCTGTCCATTCTTCAAAGCAGTCGATAGCGTCTTCCAGATAGCATTTGCCGCTGCAATTTCTATTAGCATCGCCAATACCTCCTGCTATATTCTAGGGTTTCGTAAGGTTTGGTTGAGGGTTGTACTACTAGATATTCGATGGGCTTCTCTGCCACCACAGGTTCGACAATTAAAGCCTTCCCTTCTGGCAGCAAGGAAGTGCTTTGGTGAACTAGGGGCAGTCCAACAGGACTAGACCACACTATCTAAGGTCATAAGGAATAATATCCTCACGCTCTGGTCGCCATCTTGTTTGCCACATAGGGCCACCAGTAGGGCTAGTTCCTACACGCTTTGCTCCCCATTTAATAACGAAAGCATTTAACGAAGATTCTTCGCTAGACGTGGTCATGTTCATTCCATATAGTCCAGTATGCTGTGTGACCTCTTTGTGACGAGCATAGCTTACAAGAGCAATCTCCGTGTATATCCAAGCCATTGATGTAGACCCTTCTTTTGGGCCAGCCATAAAGTAAATAGAATGCCAGATGTCATCTATTTTCTCACCTGAGAAGGCAACGTAAGCCACAGCATTTGCATGTTCTCTAAACACCATACAAGGATTCATCTGCATAGATTCTTTTATAAACTCTTTAAAAGGAACTTGACCATCTGCCCAATAATTACCATCTTCGTCTTGGGTTATTACATGTGGAGAAAAGGTACTGCTAGTCATGTGTTTTATACTTTGAACCCACATGCTTTCAAAGTCAGCGTCCGTGACATATTCAATATTCATATACATAGGATTAGCCTAATTGAAGTGTTGATGGGTTAGGGGAAAGGAGTGAGTTTAATCCACTAAAGTTGTACCACCTATACCAAGTAAAGCTGCCACTGGGCCTTATTGTGTGCCCTGTCAAGCCTGAATAATTCTCGTGGGTAGCGCTATTGGGGCCTCCCATTGCTCGACCATTAATCCTGACATTACCCAAGAAACTACTACTATGATGTCCTGCCATTTTTATCCAAACTTCAGTACCAGACGATTGCCCGGAAGACCAGTAGTGAGAAAGAACTTCATCGATTCTATAGCCTTTATAATTAGCGGGTCTGCTACCTATAGGAGCTAAAGATCCAGCTAATGATCCTGTATTTAATACACTAAATCCTTTCTCTTGGTTGGCTCCGAACTTATCACTACCGGGAAAGTTTCGGCTCCCAGAAGCAAATGATGAAGAGTATCCTCCTAGCCATATCTGGGAGCCATTAAGATTAACCTTTGCCACAGTCGAGCCGTTAAAGGTTACCGCGCTAACATTTCCGAAGTTAATTGATTGACTCATATATAACCCCCTTATGTAGTGATGTTCAGCGTAGTTCCCGACATTGAGAACGTAGCACCAACTGGGCCTTGAGAGCCTGTGCTTCCTGTAGAACCAGTAGAACCAGTAGCACCTTGTGGGCCTGTAGCTCCTGTACCACCCGCAGCACCTGTAGGGCCAGCGGGGCCAGTAGCACCAGTATTACCTACATCACCTTGAGGCCCTGTTCCACCTTGGGGGCCAGTAGGGCCAGCGGGGCCTGTATCACCTTGAGGGCCAGTAGGGCCTTGTGATCCTTGTACGCCTTGTGATCCAGTAGTACCAGTATCGCCTTGAGGGCCAGTAGGGCCTGTGGCTCCTTGGACTCCATCATCTCCATCTCCACCAGCCGTACCTTGAGGGCCTTGTGCGCCTGTATCACCCTGTATTCCTTGTGATCCAGTTGATCCAGTTCCTCCAGTGGGGCCTGTGTTACCGATAGGGCCTTGAGCGCCCGTGTCGCCTTGAGGGCCTTGAGGGCCAACCGCACCTGTAGCACCAGTTGTACCTTGGGGGCCTGTATTACCTATTGGGCCTGTTACACCATCAGTACCCTTATCAGCCATAAGCTGCCACACAGCGGCTTGAGCAGATGGAACTGTACCAGCGGCTGAATCTTGAAGGGCTGCATATGTAGCACCTTGGTATTCAACCGCATCTAAGGTTTCGTATGCAGTTGAAGAAGACCACTGGCCTTTAAACGCAATGCGTACCTTACCTATATTTAAAGTTGGCATTAGATTGTTACCTCTAGTTCACCATTAGAATTAATTGAGAAGTCTTGGTCTGCCGCATCACCGTAGTATTCGATGGATAGCATTCCTGTTGTGGGACTCATTGAGAAAGTACCGAAGGCTAGACCTAATGCAGTCGGCCCCATAGAACCTGTTGGGCCTGTAGAACCTGTTGGGCCTATAGTACCTTGGTTACCGTCAGGGCCTTGGTTACCTAAGTCACCTTGAATACCTTGTGGGCCTAACGGGCCAGTAGGGCCTGTTGAACCTATTGGGCCTTGAGAACCTGTTGGGCCTAATGGGCCATCGTCACCAGTAGCACCTTGCGCTCCTGTCTGTCCTGTAGCACCCACTGCTCCTGTATTACCAGTTACTCCTTGGATACCTTGCAGTCCTATTGGGCCTATTGGGCCTGTCGTACCTTGTATTCCAGTGACACCTTGATCACCTACAGGGCCTGTATTGCCTATGACACCTTGAGGGCCTATTGGGCCTTCGGGGCCTATGACACCTTGAACACCTACAGGGCCTTGAGATCCAGCAGGGCCTGATGGGCCAGTTGCTCCAATAGGGCCTTGAGGGCCTTCAGATAAAGAGAAAGTAAGTAGACCTGTACTAGCGTTGTACGATACAGAACCCTCTGCACCATATGGAAGAGAAGTCATGCTGGTTGTAAGGGAATAAAGATCGTCACGAATGTTAACAACGTCTGTGTGTTTAATAACAACGTCTGTATGTTTAGATGTTATGTCTGCGGTAACGGCAGCTTGGTTAGGAAATAATGAATCAGCATATGATTTAGTTACGACATCCCCATCTGATATAGGATAAGCCACATCCGATATTAGCTTATTGTTAGCTGAGAATTTACCTGTCGCTACATCTTCAAAGATTCCCAATTTAGATTGGTCAATAGCTTCTTGCGCTAAGTTGTGTACTTGATCAAAGGCTGTATCTAAATCTTCCTCGGTAAGCTGACCGGGAATAACAAAGTCTACCAACCGAATATCGGGAGAAGACTCTCTGAATATATACACCAAGTCTAAGTTTGATGTAGTTAATAATTGAATCTGAGTGTCGGAATACCAACTAAATGTTGTATCAAATACTCCGTTAACCTTAACCTTAACGTGAGCCTTGTCCAGATAAGAAAAGGGTATTGTGAATTGTGTCTGACCTGTATTGGCTATATATGACACATAAGAGTAAGCCATAGGGACTCCTATTAAGTTATAAAAGAAACCCCTCTATTGAGGGGCTTAAAGGTTTTAATCGTCTGAGGTTAGATCAGCTATTTTGAACAGAGCCTGATATGGAGCAAGCCTACGAAGTTTGGCTGCACCATCCGTTCTCGCTGGGTCTAGCATAGCGTTGATGCCAGTACCTAAGTCGGTTGCTAATCCAAATGATGGGCCAGCAATTTGTCCGATTGTGTTGTTAGCCTGATACCGCGAACCTCCTGCACCAAGACCAGTAGTCTTTTCTATAGCAGCGGCATACGGAGACAGCCAAGCTAATGCACCTGACCGATCAAGAACATCACGAACCCATTGACCATTGGAACGCTCTTGTATCTCACCATTACGGATCATATCCTTAGTGATTACTACAAGACCGCCTAAAGCCAAGGCCATTGCCATAGAAGCCACAGCATCTGCATCCTTATAGTGGTGCATCCTCTGAGCCGCAGGGGCAATCATCTTGTTCATGATAACGAATCCATAGGTTTGGAACTGCATCATCATCTTAGCGATAGCACCATCCATTAGCAGAGGTGTGTCACCAATACCGGGTGTCATAATTCCCCGGTCAGCAGCTTGTCGCATAGACCCTACAAACGATGTGTAAGCCTCACGGCCTTCCGCATACAGCTTATATTCAGACTCCATAGCATCACGCAGGAAGTCTAGGTCTTTGTCTTCGATCTTACCCTCGCTAAGTAGCCTCTTGCCTTGATCGTATTCCTTACGGGCGGCAACATACTCTACTTCGTTACGGGTCTGCCATTTCTGTGCGTCAAAGCTTTTAACACCACGATCATTAGATATGCCAAACTCTTTTCCTAGCTTCTTGAACTGGGCTAACTGATCAGGGCCAATACCTATAGTAGCCAGCTTTGCTCTAGTGAGGTCATCTAGCAGACTAGGGTTATTAACCAGATCAATTAACTTGTCCTGCTGGAAGATCATGGTCATAGCTTTTTGCTTCATGTTCCAAGCAGCTAGTCCAGACATGACGTTAACCTTCTCGTTAAGACCAGCGGTCAAACGATCTATGTTAGCTGTAACAACTTGCTTGGTGGAACCTGTCGCTCCAATACCAATCCCTTGATTAAAGTTATCAGCACCAGCCAGCTTTAAGTGACGCGCTTGGTGAAGCAATCTTTCAGAAGCAACAGCTATCTTATGGATCACATCATCAGGAGAGTTCTTTAAGATGTCAGATGAAGCCCTAAAGTACTTACCAGCGTACACACCGAAACCATTAGTCAACACCATGTTAGCGGCATCAGTAAAGGAAGTGATAATGAACTCAGGGCCAAAGCGTGTGAAGTTATATTCACGGGCCTTACCCGCAGCCCAGAACAATGCACTGTCAGGATCATCAGGCATTCCTGCACGACCATAAAGTCGATCAAGTAAACCATCAATGTCTGATAATACAGCTACCTTTTCGGAAGCTAGGTGTGAGGACTTTTTGTTCTTACCCCTAAGTTCAGCTATCTTTGAGTCATAGCTATCGCTTATCTTAGCCTTCTGGTCACTCATATCTAAAGCCGCGTCCTTACCGAACACTTTCTTAATAGCTAGTCGGGCAGATACTTCTTCCCACTGTTTATCAAGAACCACATGTAGGTCACCCTTTAGGATTCCTAACTCATGAGCCTCTCTAGTTTGTTCGGGAGTCATCCGAATACTTCGGCTTTTACTACGACCACCTTGAAACATTGATTCAGTGAGAACACCCTGTGGAGACTTCTGGTTTTTCTGTAGGTTATTAACTAGATCTTCTACCGTGTCATTCATGCTTTTAAGAGAACCAGATCTGCGTTGCATACGGGCAGTCTTCTTCTTTGACTTAGCCGTTTGTCGCCAGTAACTCTTCATCTCTTTGTAAGCTACACGGGATTCCTTGTTAAGATCTCTTGTGCCTTTTATAGCCGCTTGGGTTTTGGATACAGCAACTTCCAAATCCGTAACCTTAGTTTGCTTCTTAGCTATCTTAGATTCAGCATCCCGTATTTTCTTTCTGGCTTCTAAAGCAATCTGTTTGTACTTTGCCATTGCTGGCGTATTGACCTTTATGCTTCTCCACATATCATCAATAGCTACAACATGGTTTATCTCAGCTTGCGTAATAGCATCTTCTGCTTCTCTCCAAACTTTGGGATCAGGCTCTAATGCACCACTTCTTTTAGATTCCTTTTGTAACTTACGGTATGCGCTGTTAGCAGCATTGATTGCTTTTTGAGTTGGGCCACGTTCCACAACAGCTAACTGTTGGGCGTATTCTTTCTCAAGCTTAACTCTGAGTTCAGCCTGTGCCTCAACCATTTCATTCTTTACACGAACTCTAGTGGCTCTGGTTAGGTCTAGATTCTCATAGGTTTTACGGACGATATCTTTAGCAACTTTAATACTTAGGTTTTTAATCTTAGTAGTGTTCATACGAATCATTGCGGCAGCTTCAACCATACCCTTACGAGCATCTATTTCTTCCATGTG